GAAGGGTAATGATCCGGCAGACCTTAACAAGGTTGAGGGTATCGACATAGAGGTAACGTTTAACAAGAAGGAGGATCTCGAACTCCAGAACAGGATAGGTAAGGATGAGACTTAAATTGCAGGTTACTCCGATATTCTACAGGATGTGTCAGGCGGTGGCTGCCGCAAAGTACCACGTCTATGTCTTTGAGGGCGGTTCCCGTTCATCAAAGACGTATTCGCTTATACAGTACTTCATACACCTTGCCCTGTCGAGTGAGAAGCCCAGGCGTATAGCCATCCTCCGTAAGAAGGGAACTTGGCTGCATGCTACCGTATGGCATGACTTCAAGCAGATTCTTCTTACTATGGGCATCCTCTCTATGGCGACCATCAACAACAGCCGCCATGTGATTACCATCAATAACACTACTTTCGAGTTCGTAGGCCTTGACGATACGCAGAGACTTCACGGTCTTACCTGTGATATCTTCTGGATAAACGAGGCGATGGAGGCCAGCAAGGATGATTTCGACCAGCTGGAGCAGCGTTGTGCAGAGTTCGCGGTACTCGACTACAATCCGACAGCCGAGAAGCACTGGATCTACGATAACGTCTGCAGCCGTGATGACTGTTACTTCGACCACTCCACGATGATCGACAACCCGTTCATCCCTGAGAACATGAAGCGCAAGATCCTCTCCTATGAGCCTACAGAGTACAACTATGCCAATGGAACGGTGGATATCCGCAAGTGGAAGATATACGGCCTTGGCCTTCGCGCCAAGATCGAGGGTCTTATCTTCGAATACAAGCTTGTGCCTGAGATTCCCTTCTGGGTCAAGAAGCGCTGGCGTTTCATCGACTTCGGCTTTACCAACGACCCGACGGCCATTGGAACGCTCGGATATTACAAGAATGCCATCTACCTTGATGAAGAGTGCTATCGTACACAAATGCTCAACTCCGATATCATCAAGGAGATCAAGCACCAACCGGAGGGCACTACCCGCAAGTGCTGGGCAGAGAGCGCAGAGCCAAAGACGGTGCGCGAGATCCGAAACGCTGGCATTCCCGTAATAGCTACGAAGAAGGGTGCAGGCTCAGTCGTTGATGGCATACAGTTCATGCAGGGCTTACAGATATTCATCACTGAGCGGTCTGTCAACTTCATCAAGGAGTTCGACAACTATACCTGGCAGCAGGATAAGGATGGCCGCTGGCTCAATGTTCCTGTGGACGATTTCAATCACGGCATAGACGGTGCGAGATACGTCTGCTTCAACGAGCTTATGGGTAAGAGAAACAAGGACGGAGGCGGCAATAATGCGGCTCTCGGACATTAATATAGTAATAAACAGATAGCGATATGGAAGAGACAAAGACACCTAAGACGCTTGAAGAGATACTTGCCCTCGAAGATGACGGGCGCAAGATCGAGTATTTGAGAAAAGGACGTAAGACTCCGCATCCAGATGCCAAGACCCTGCTTTCAGATTGGGATCCGGATAAGCATGAGATTATCGTTGACAAGGCGAAATATCCTAAGATCAAGATTACCACTGAGCTTGAAAAGGATGAGTATGATAACGACGGCAACTTCGTAAGGAAAGTGCCTGCCAAGACAAAGGAGGTGGAGCCTAACCGCGTCGCCATCCCTCTGGAGCAGAGCATAGTAAACATCCATGTGGCCTTCTCTGTCGGCAATGAGCCTAAGATGGACTGCACACCCTCCAATGACAATGAGAAAGGCGTGCTTGCAGCCGTCAAGCAGATACAGAAGAAGGTCAAGATGAAATACCTAAACCGCAAGATCGTCCGCGCCCTCTTTGCAGAGCAGGAGGTAGCCCTGTACTGGTATGCCGTCGAGGATGATGGCTTCTGGGCTAAGCTGAAAGCGAAGATCAAGGGCATATTCGGAAACGTGGCTCCGAAGTATAAGATGAAGGCCGCTATCTGGTCGCCCTTCCGAGGTGATAAGCTCTTCCCGTTCTATGACGAGAGCGGTGACTTGGTGGCCGTGTCCCGTGAGTATGAGAAGATGGATCTTGATAACAATAAGATCAAGTGCTTTATGACAGTCGCCCCGCATCAGGTATTGGTATGGGAGCAGGGATCTGACGGATGGCAGCTTAACAAGACCGCCTCGTTCACTCACAAGTTCCGCAAGCTTCCTATCATCTACGGTTATCGCTCTGAGGCTCTCTGTAAGAAGATCCGTCATATTCGCATCAGGCTCGAAAAGCTCATCTCTGAGTATGCTGACTGCATCGACTATCATTTCTTCCCCATCCTTATGCTCTTCGGAGACCTCGATAAGCTGGATGGCGATGCACGCAACCGCATAGCTCAGCTGACGGGCGACGGTGCAGATGCCAAGTACCTGACATGGAACCAGTCTGCAGAGCCTATCCGTGTGGAGTGGGAAAAGCTATACGATCAGGCTTACGACCTGACAGACACCCCTCAGATATCATTCACGAAGTTGCAAGGGCTCGGCAGTGCTTTCAGCGGTGTGTCGTTCCGCTTCGCCTTCATGGGTGCGCACATGGCCGTATCTAATCATGGCGAAGAGCTTGGTCAGTTCTTCCAGAGAAATACTAACTTCCTCGTCTCTGCAGTGGGCGATCTTAACAGTTCGCTTGAAGAGGCTTCCAATACCATAGATATCGACACAGACCTTGATCCGTACATCATCGACAATCAGAAGGAGAAGGTCGAGACCGCTGCAGCTGCTGTCGCTGGCGGTGTATGGTCAACGAAGCACGGTGTAGCCTACTGCTCTAACTACGGCGAACTGGCCGAAGAGATAGAAGAGATCAAGGAGGAACAGAAGGAAAAAGGCGATAATGTCAATGGTAGTAATGAATAATTGATAACTTTTTGGTGCGGCTGTCTGTGAAGATGGCCGTACTTTTTTGCCATGAAACAAAGATAACCCGCAGAATAATAAAGATTTTTCTAAAATGTAAAGAAAACGCAAGTGTTTGAACGCAAGAAAGTTAGTTTAAAACGTTCCAAAGGGGAGATAAAACACCGATGTAAAGAAAAACTATGAATAACCTCTGATCTGCAGCCGGATATCTCGCATCTTATTCATTTTAAGCGATTTTGCCCGATAATTGCGACCACTCCGAAGGTGTCGCAACTCTATTCGCATTTCATTTGAAAAGAAACTCCAAAACGCTTAAATTTGTGACGTTTTTAATTAAAATCACTTCGAAATGAACATTTATGAACAAATTCTGGCAAAGCTGCAAACGAAATTCTTGGGTGCAGATGCCGCCACTCTCCAACGCATCGCCACAAAGAAGTCGGAGGGTGTAACGGATGAGAGTAAGGTAGACGAGATCGTTAACTCGGTGACCCTCTTGGACGTAATGAACAATTATGGCGATTTCCGCGCTGATGGTGCAAGTAAGACTGCCTCGAAGAACGCTATCGTGGACTACGAGAAGCTTCACAACCTGAAAGACGGAAAGCCCATCGAAGCTGGTGGAGGTGCTGGCGGTGATGGTGGCCAAGGTGGCAATGGTGGTGAAGGTGGCCAGGGTGGTCAAGGCGGCAACGGTGGTCAAGGCGGCAACGGTGGCAATGGAGGACAGCAGTTCGACATGCAGGCCGTAGCAAAGCTGATCTCCGAAGGTATTTCTGCCGGACTGAAACCACTCACCGAGCGTCTTGACAATATGGACGCAGCCAGTGCCAAGGCAACCAGAGACGCACAGATCGACGCGGTGGCGAAGAGCTTCAAAATCCCAGAGTTTGCCTATAAGGGCAAAACCATCCCCGATGATGCAGATCTGAACAAGTACTTCATGGACTTGAAACAGGAGATGCAGAACGCGGGATTCCAGTTCACTGCTTCGCCCGATGAGGGTGGCGGTGGCGTGAAAGACGACGTGGACGGCCTCGTTGACACCATTAACAAGGGGACACAGGCCATCTCGGATGCAAACAAACCCAAGTAAAACAAATTAAATTATGGCAGCAGGTATCAAGTACAATGTCGCCCCTCCCGTAGAGCGTGAGGTTTGTGACGAAAGCACCATCTATCGTCTGAATGACGGTGGTATGGACTTGGACAAGAGCAATCTCCCTGCAAAGGGTTGGTTGCCTGAGCTGTGCCCCCTCTTCCGTGATAAGGTAGAGCGCAAGGCATACGCTTGTCTGCGTGTGAAGGTGGTAGAGGCCGCAGCCGCAGCCGCTACATCTTTCAAGATCCAGAAGAACCCCTTCCTGTCTTTCTTGAAGGCTGGCTTCTTACTCTCTGATGGTACGAATGTGATCGAGGTCGCATCCGTTGATACTTCTAACGAGGCTTACGATGTTGTGAACGTGGCCAATGAGGGCAAAACCATTCCTGGTGAGCCTACCACTATTCCTGCAGAGGAAGAGGGTGGCGAGCCTACGATTGTTCCTGGTGAGGATATCGTTATCCCCGCAGGTCTGCCCGCAGCTCTGCCCAAGGGCGCTATCCTTCCGGAGGCCAAGGGTGCCGACGATGCTGATCCTAAGCACGTCTGCAACTTTGCCAACTTCGGCTGGCGCAACATCGAGAATGAGGACAGCGTGACTTTCGTAGGCCGCGTGTTCGGCATTCTGGAGGACGAGCTTTACATCCCGTTCACGGATGCAGACAAGGCCGCCCTCGGTGATCGCTTCATGTTCATTTAAAGTTATAGGAGGAAAAGAATATGATACTGTCAATTTCCCTGCTTCTTAACAACCCGAAGATCCTCAGTGCAGTCATTGACCGTACTGTCGTTTCGATGTTGGAGATGGATAAGGTTTTCTGGAAGGACTATCTTATCTACGACAAGGCCAATCCTGACGGAACTTTCAAGACCTACCTCGGTACTCAGATCGGTGTGATCGCTGGTACAGTCATTGACCGCTATGCCAACAAGCCACTCCGCAAGCGTCATGCACTGACGAGCGGCACTGGTGAGGTTGCTTGCCTCGGTGATGCCTATCAGATGGATAACACCCGCATCGAGCGTCTGGAGGTTTTGATCGCTGAGTATAACGAGATGCGCACTGACGAAGCTCGCGCCATCAAGCTGAACGAGATCATCGACTTCCTCGTTGATGATGTTCGCCAGGCTATGCTTGCACCTATGAAGCGCTTCGACCTCATGGTCGGCTCTCTCCGCTTCAACGGTAAGTGCAAGGTTGACGGCAAAGAGAACAAGAAGGGTGTGTCTATCGTCGATATCACCCTGCCCATCAAGATCATCAAGGCCACTGTAGCCGATAAGGATAACATCCTGACTTGGTTGCAGCGTGAGTTCGTTGACAAGCTCCGTCCGAAGGGTTATGCCCTCAAGACTATCGAGCTGAACCGCACCACGTTCAACAACGTGATTGCCTCTTCCGAAGAGTTCAAGAACAAGTATGTCTTGAAGTTCGGCTCTCAGGAGTACCACTATGGCGATGTCGTTACCGCTGACATGGTTAACAACCTGCTTGGCGCAATCGACAGCCCTCTGCGCTTCAAGATCAAGGAAGAGTGGGTACAGATCTCGGAGGACGAGCAGGTTAATGCCGTTCCCGACTTCAAGGCCTCTCTGCTCCCGACTCTCGATCCCCGCAAGCTGTTGGGCTACATGAAGTGGAAGAGACCTCTGGAGATGACAGACCCCATCGACGGACGCACATACGTTCCGTTCGAGGATGGAAAGGGCTTCATCTCGTCTTACCGCAACTCTGAGGGTCGCTTCTTGGAGTACGGTTTCGAGGCTATCCCCGACATCGAGATCCCGAACAAGATGGCAATCGCTGATTTCTCAGCCTTGCAGTAATGTAACCTGACGGTCTCTGATGGCAACAGTTAGCGAACATATCAAGCAGCTCTTCAGCGGGTTTAACTTCTCGCTGAATGATGCTGCCTTGTATGAGATATCCATGCAGGGCGCTGTGCTTACGGAGGAATACACCAAGGCCAATCATGCCGAGGTGATGAAGTCCGTGCTGGCGTTTGCGCCCATCCTCATGCTCTCCCCATCGTCGTACTCTGTCAGTGAGAACGGCCATTCGAAGTCTACAGGCTTCAACACCGACGGCTTCCTGAAATGGTACTCTATCATGTGCAAGCGGTATGGCGTGAAGGACGAACTGAACACCCAGAAACCACGTATCACTTTCCTGTAATGTTAGACGAGGCTCCACATATCCTGCAGAAGTGCATCAAAGGCGCACCTGTCCTTGATCGGGCAGGCCGTCAGGTGAGCGAGGCATCCGAGGCATGGGAGGACGTTGCAGAATGTTTCTGCCATGACAATTCTCAGATGAAGCAGGTGGCCGTAAATGGCGAGATGTGGACGTATAGCTTCCACGTAGTCTATGAGGGATCTAAGCTACCTCTTGACACGAAGGTAAGATGTATCGACAAGCAGACGCAGGCAACCGTGGGCGAGGGTTTTGTGAAGAAGCATGCAGAATGCTATTCGAGGGAGTTCCAAGGGAGGTGTGACGTATGGTTATAACAGCGGATTTCTCAGATGTGGACGACTTCTTCCGTAGAGGCAAACAGGAGGTACACCAGAAAGTCGAGGAAATCGGCCAAGAGTCCGAGCAGTATGCGAAGGATCACGGCAATTACCAAGACAGGACGGGAAACCTCCGCCAGTCTAACGGACATGATGTTGACGATAACGAGAGCCTTGAACTGACGAACAGTGCCGAATATGCCTCCTTCGTGGAAAGCAAAGGCTTCGATGTCCTTAGCGGTGCTGCCCTGTACGCCCAGAAGAGACTGAAAGAAGAGTTTGAACGATGATAACGAAAGCCGATATTGAGAACATCATCCTTGATGTCTGCGAGCCTTTGGGCATCACAGATGTAACCACAGAGCCGCCTACACTCGACGATAAGACGGGTGACGGCCTGAAGGGTGAGAAGCTGGAGATCTTCGTCAAGAAGGAGGGTGACGGCACACGCTGGCTGCCTCGTTTCGTTGATGTGAACGTCTGCATCCCAGACTTCACCAGCGGACTGCAGAACGCTCCGAGGCTCGAAGCCGTTGAGAAGATCGCAGGTGGCCTTTTTGATAAGGCCTACGCCTCCGGCATCATGGATGGCTCCCGTTATCGCTTCAAGCGGGAATCCATAGGCATAGAGCAGGATAAGCCGCTCAAATGTCACTACGTGAATGTAAGAGTATTATTCGAAACAATTAATGTAATTTAGTTATGGCTGCAACAAATGTTATTCTGTCGGCAATCGACATCAAGAAGCTGTACTATTGCGACCCCTCTCTGATCACCGCAGACCTGACCGAGGCGAAGATGAAAACCCTCATGGCCAACGCTGGCGTGAAGGAGGTCACCAACGTCCATCAGGATACTTGGTCACTCGAAGAGAGCGAGGCATCTCAGGACAGCTATCGTAACCAGCTGAACGGTGAGGTGTACCGTCGTGGGAAGAAGCAGATGGGCGACGTTGTTTTCAACTTCACCATCGGTCAGTACGACTACGCCACTAAGGCTGTGTTCCTCGGAGGTACTGCTACGGCAACCTCTTGGAAGCGCTCTTCTGAGCCTACGAACATTCATCTCTGTCTCATCGCCCTTACCGACGATGATCAGTATGCAGTGCTCCCGTATGCTGAGATCTCTGGCCGCGAGGCAACTACCGACGGTGCTGTCGGCCTGCCCGTTGCAGGTACGAAGATCGCTCCTAAGAACAGTGCCATCGCTTCCGAGTACTGGTTTGACAAGGCTGCCGTTGACGCTGCCACTGGTAGCTGATACTCAGTCGCAAGAGGATCAACCGAGGGCGGTGCGGAATAGTCCGCCTGCCCTCCTTTTCATTTCATAAGGTATGAACAAAGCTGCGAAACTTGTCAGCAGTGCGATTGTAGGTGCTGACTTTGATGTGGTAGAGGTGAATGGCAAAGCCTATATATTGAAGCCTCCCACGATAAACAAGATTGCCGGTGCAGTGTCGAGGCTTAGCAAGCTCGCATTGCCTGACAGTGCGACTCTAAAGGATATGTTCTGTGCCCAGGAGGATGCAAGGGAGTACGCTGCGGCTCTCTCTTTCTTCATCCAAGAGAACTACGATCTGACGGATGAACTTTCAAACGGTACGTTCGAAGAGGTGGTGGATGGGCTTACAGCCGCCCTAAACATGGTGTCTGCAAAGTCTTTTTCGACTGCTGCCAGCTTGACGAAGAGCGCAAGCGTGCTGGTAGCAAAACCCCTCAGATGGTAGGAGGGCAGACCCTCGCAGGTCAGATAACGTCATTCATGGATAGCTTGCATCTGTCGTATGACGAGGTAGTATATAAGATCCCGTTCCGAGTGCTGCAGTTGATGATGCGTGACAAGCCACATGAGGCAGTCGGTACGGTGGTAAGAAAGACCAGCGGCAAGGAAATGGCCGCACGTAGGAAAGGAAACAGATAAAACAACGATTATATGCCAACATTAGCATTCAAGGTGCAGGCTGACTATGAGAAGGTCATGCGTCTGCGAGAAGAGATCCACAAGCTCAAAGAAGAGATGAGAGGCGTTGATGCAGTCAACTCCCCGCATCAGTTCAATGTACTTAACCAGAACTTGCAGAAATGCACGTCCGAATACAACAAGCTCACTACCGAGGCCGTCAAGGCTGGCACTCAGATAGAGAGCGGCTTCAAGCGGAAGATCTATGACGCTCAGCAGGTCGTGAATAGGTTTACTGAGGACATACAGGCGCAGAAGAAGATCGTCTATGATACCTCCGAAGAGTTCAGAAATCTCACACAGAGGTACAACGAACTCAGACGGCAGGGTAAGAAATTCTCCGCTGACGGCATGCTTCCGCAGCTTAAAAACGTGAAGGCCGCCCTTGACGAGCAGAAGCGTGCCCTCTTTGAGCTGACTCAGGAGCGTGCCAAGTCGCAGCTCGGATTGAAGAAGATCCGCGAAGAGTATGCCCTGTTTGCTAAAGAGTCCGGTGCAAGCTCCAGCATCCTTGCTAAGTTGAAGCAGGATATTATGGGTGTCGGTATGAGCATGATGGCAGGCTGGGGACTGAAAGAGCTTGGATCAGAGATTATCCGAGTAAGGGGTCAGTTCCAGCAGGCAGACACGGCCATACAGACAATGTTAGGATCCAAGGAGAAAGCCGACGACCTGCTGGCGAAGGTACGTGAGTACGCCAAGATATCGCCTTTGGAGTTCGGAGATATCACCAAGGCCACACAGATGATGCTGGGCTTCAACATCGAGGCCGAGAAAGTGCCTGGATTCATAAAGGCCATCGGTGACGTGTCTATGGGTGAGAGTTCCCGCTTCAATTCACTTACCCTTGCATTCTCTCAGATGTCGGCCACTGGCAAGCTGATGGGTCAGGATCTCTTGCAGATGATCAATGCAGGATTCAACCCGCTTACTATTATGGCAGAAAAGACCGGAAAGTCTGTTGCTCAGTTGAAGGAAGAGATGTCGAAGGGTGCCATCTCCGCAGAGATGGTGCA